GGCCCAAAGACCCCAGCCTACGGTACTACGCCAAATGGTGTGGTACTATCCAAATGGAGGTTCTTCTGATGGTCCATAAATCAGGCTCAACGGATTTTGCCGTCCTTTCGGGCGACGCATCCTATGGGTCTGGGAATAAGTATTACTTTCGTAATAGCTTTTCCATGGACACCTTCAACCATTTTGGTAGGAAGGCTTCATCAGGAGATAACGGGGGACCTTTCTTGCTCGTTAAGAGCGGATGGTCCTCGGTTGATCCCTTCCAATTTTTAATTGGAGGTCAGGTCAACCAGCAGGCACCTGTTGGTGATTTTGGAGCGTCTGGATATGTTCCAGCAGTAGAGCGTTCGGATTCAGAAATGATTTCCAAAGGCACTACGGCGATTTCTCGCACACTTCCAACGAATCCCTCCTGGAATGCTGCCCAATTTCTTGGGGAGCTAAGGGAGGGGCTTCCTCGCCTCTTTGGCGGTGATGCCCTTAAAAAGCGCTCATTGAAGGCATTAAATGCCGGAAATGAGTACTTAAATGTCGAATTCGGGTGGAAACCACTCGTAAGCGACATACAAGGATTCGCCCACACTGTTCGCCATGCACACCATTATATGGCTGCATACGAACGTGGCTCTGATCATAAGATCAAGCGCAGGTACTTGTATCCCGGTACTCGGTCCGTTTCCAGCTGGTCTGGGGATGGTTACCAGATAATTTTCTCTGGTGCCCATCAACAGCCAGGAACCGCATCCATCTCGACTTTCTCGTTAGAGGAAGATTGGTTCGAGGGGGCGTTTCGGTACCATGTTCCTGTGTCTTCTGAACAGAAGAACAAGCTAGGGGAGTCGTACGACTATGCGAAGAAGATCTTCGGATTGCGCATGACCCCTGAACTTGTATGGAACTTGGAACCCTGGACATGGATGGCAGACTGGTTTGCGAATACTGGTGATATTCTTCGGAATATCTCCAACCTAGGCCAAGATGGCCTACTTATGCAATATGGGTACATGATGTCCCATAGCAGAAGAGAAGTTACACGTAGTCATACGTTTGCTTCTGGTTTTTCGCATGTGTTTGACGTTAGTTCGTCAAGCACGGCGTTTTCTGATATTAAGAAACGCCTTCCAGCGAACCCATTTGGATTTGGATCGCAGCTTGATAGCCTTACAGCTAAACAGATTGCGATCATGGCTGCCTTAGGATTATCAAAAGGTGGCAGGCCCTGGAACGAACAGAAGTAGTTCCTGGGTGCGATGGTTCGCCATCGCTTTCCAATTATCGCCGTGAGGCGACAACTGAAAGAGCAATGCTGTGGCTTTTGCTGATCCGCAGTCAGTTACTATCAATGCTGTTGCGAACAGTCTCCCCCGTGTGGGGATTACTTCGAACGTTGGCACGTTCCAAAAGGACGATGGCACCGTTCGGCTGACCGTTTCCCAGTCAAATGGGAAGCGTAATCGGCGTTCGCTTCGGCTTGACTTCCAGAAGGTTGCTGCAGACCCGTTTACAACGGGTGTGAACAACCTGTATTCGATGAAGGCTGAGCTGGTGGTGGATACTCCACCTACTGGCTTTACCATCACGGAACAGAAGCAGATTGTGGATGCGCTTACTGCGTATCTCACAGCTTCTTCTGGAGCACGTGTTACCCAGCTCTTGGGTGGCGAGCTCTGATATTCTTTGGGCTCCCCTCCTCCCGAAAGGAGGAGGGGGTTCAGAGCCCTTATCAAAGCTCGCTAGACAAGGTTCGCAGGCGGACCCGACCACTTTGGTGGGCGGTGCTTGCGTTTGTTCTCCTTGTTTTATGCACGTGCGTTCTGACTGTTAAAGAGCTACGGCTATGGATTGACACCTACCAAAATGAAAGTAGGGCCAATGAAAAGCCTTATGTTGCTCTGGCAGCAGGTCCTCAAAGAATTGGGGACCAGGATTGGCGTTAGCACCGCGAAGAGCAATAATTATGCTCTTCGTAGGTTCGATAACGAAGGACTAGAGTTTCTCACTCTGGCTCTTCCTGAGTTCTGCGCTGACTTCGAAACAAGTCTGCGCGAAGGAGGACACTTTGTTCCATCACAGATGGACAAACCGTTCTTTCCTGGGTTTTGTAAAACCCGCTCAGGCTCCAAGAATCCTGCTTTTTTGAGCGAATTCATGGACCGCGTTATCGACCCTGAAACTGGCGTTGTTCTCGAGGAACCCTGTATCGAGTCCATCTTTGCTATTCGCCAACTTACGTTGATGATGGCAAAGATTGGCTTAGATTGCACTGATGTGCGTATCGAAGCCGCGATCGAAAGGTACCTCGAGTGTGAGAAGGAAGTCAGAGAATGTGATCGACTTATGGATCCTGATCTTTTACAGGACTTTGAGTCGATGTGCATTCGCCTTTATGGTGACGTTCTTACCAAGATGGACAGTGATGTCTATAATGGTAGGATTGTTCCTAAGCATGGTCCTGGCTCTACTGCTGACCGTCTTCAAGGAAACGCGAAGTACGATCAAGCAGAATGGCCTCTCAGGTTGGAGCGTATCTTTCCTTACGGAGAGTATGCTCTTCCTAATTGGCGGTATTATTACCGCCTGGATCATGTGGACTTCCTCGAACCCGGTCGGGAACGCCCTGTAAGGGTCATTACCGTACCTAAAACGCAGAAGACACCTAGGATTATTGCTATTGAGCCCACTGCTATGCAATACATGCAGCAAGCTCTTGCGCGTAATCTTGTCGACTATCTGGAAACAGATGAAACAGTCGGCGGTATGATCGGATTTTTGGACCAGATCCCTAACCAGGAAATGGCTCAAAGAGGTTCTTACTTTGAGGACCTCGCAACGCTAGATCTTAGCGAAGCATCCGATCGTGTCTCCTATCAGCATGTACGTTCCATGCTCGCAAAATACCCTCACTTTCGTGAGGGTGTAGATGCTTGCAGGAGCCGAAAGGCTGATGTACGCGGAACAGTCATAAGACTGTCCAAGTTCGCGTCTATGGGTTCAGCCCTTTGTTTTCCTATGGAAGCTATGACCTTTTTGGCTATAGTCTTTATGGGGATTCAAAAGGCTAACAACACCAGATTGTCACGGAAGGATTTTAAATCCTACCATGGCAGGGTGCGTGTCTACGGGGATGATATTATTATCCCTGTAGAATTTGCCAGTGCCGTCGTGGAAATGCTCAATGCCTTTGGGCATAGAGTGAACTCCAGCAAGTCTTTCTGGACTGGACTGTTCAGAGAGTCTTGCGGGAAGGAATACTATAACGGGTTCGATGTTTCCATCGTGCGCGTTAGGTCCGTATTCCCTACCCGTCGGTCTGACGTTTCGGAGATCGTATCAACCGTTGCTCTTCGCAACAATTTATACGCAGCTGGGTTGTGGACCACAGCCTACTGGTTGGATGAAGTAATAGAGGGAATTCTTCCCCACTATCCTTCTATTTATCCAACGTCTCCTTTGCTTGGCCGTCATTCATTCCTAGGGTATAATCCCGAAAGAATGGATGAGCATCTGCATGTCCCTTTGGTTAAGGGATATGTAGTGAGCTCTTCGTCGCCAGCCTCACCG